ATTCATACCCGTACAGACAAACATCAATGCACTGCAATATCTTCGTGACGATATCGTGAACAACAATCTTAACGGCACATACTATTTGCAGGATTCATACGGCACCGCTTTCTCGTTCAATACGGCTGGAGTAAAGGCACTGTATGCTGATGTGTTGCGTTATCATAGTTCTTCTTCAAACAGCAACAGTTACTTGAAGACTACTTTACAGGCTTCCTCGGATTTCTCTGTGCTGAAAGCAACAAAGGGGTATACGACAGACCAATTGCTGTTCAAATTGTCTGCACTAGCAGACAAAAATCCTGTTGTCTATATTTCAGCGGTCAGCAAAATTACTGGCAAGTACATAAATCCAGAGCGAGCAAAGTACGCAGATCCCGACATTCCACCAACACCAGCGGGTTAATGACATGAAACTCATACACTATGATCGCTTCAGAATAACTCTGAATGAAAACGAATATGATTTTGGTCATTTTCTGAAACTCATTCCAGATTATTCTGTTCCTTGGGGATTTCATACTCGGGTGTATGAACGAGGTGTGCAGCATTACATAACAGATGGACACAATCTAATGAAACTTCCTCTTGTTGATCCGTATTGTGATGCAATATGCAACAGAGAAGGAGAATTGGCTAGGTTGATTGCCACTCTAAGACGCTAATACGAACTGCTCGTAAATACTCTAAAGGAGACACGATGGCGAAGCCTACCACACGACAAGAGTTCAAAGAATACTGTCTACGCGCCCTCGGTGCGCCTGTCATTGAGATCAATGTGGACGATTCCCAAGTGGAAGACCGCATTGATCAGGCTATCCAATACTTCAACGACTGGAACTCGCTTGGTATGCAGCGTCAGTACTGGAAGTATCAGATCACGCAGCAGGACATCACCAACCAGTACATTGACACGAACTCGCTTGATCCGAACGGACCGCAGATTGCAAACATCACGCGGGTGTTTCAGATCGGCTTCAATCTACAGATCAACAACATCTTCAATATTCGCTATCAGATGGCACTGACGGACTTCTACGGACTCCGCACAGGCAACATGAACATGAACTACTATGTGTCCACCATGCAATACATTGAGATGTTGCAGCAACTGCTTGACCCCGAGAAGCAGATTCGCTTCAACAAGTACAAGAACAAGTTGCAGATGGACATGAACTGGGCAGATTTTGTTGCTGGTCAGTACATTTTGGTTGAGGGATTTGCCGTAGTGGATCCCGAGGAGTACAGCGAGGCGTGGAACGATCCCATGCTGAAGAAGTACGCCACCGCCCTCATCAAGCAGCAGTGGGGAGCAAACCTGTCCAAGTTTGAAGGCATTCCGATGCCAGGCAACATTACATTCAACGGACAGAGGCTGTACGAGGAAGCCACGACAGCAATACAGAACATTGAAGAAGAGGTTCTGCTGAAGTATCAAGAGCCGCCTGACTTCATCACAGGATAACCATGACAGTTAATCCGTACTTTCGCAGGAACAAGAAAGGTGAGCAGTCGCTCATTGAATCACTCACGACCGAGGCGATCAAGATCCACGGTCACGAGATGGTGTACATTCCGCGCGAGAAGGTGACGGAAGACCTGATTCTTGGTGAAGAGGTATCGGAGTTCTTGGATGCTAACCGCATAGAGATGTACCTTGAGAACGCCGATGGATTTGAAGGCGATTCCGAGATGTCGCGGTTTGGTCTTGATGTAAAGGATTCTGCCACATTCATCGTGTCCCGCAAGCGATTCATGGATGTGATGGGACACCATCCTGATATTCAGAAGAATGGTCGTCCCCGCGAAGGGGACATCATCTATTTTGACTATCCGTATACCATGTTTGAGATCAAGTTCGTGAAGCACGATAATCCGTTCTATCCAGGCGGTGATCGGTATTCGTTCAAGTTGAGTTGCGAAGCATTCAAGTATTCCAGCGAGAAGATAGACACTGGCGAGTCTCAACTGGATGCGGTGATGAACATTGCATCGGATTACCTCATCGGCATCACGCTCGGCAGCGGCTCGGGAACATATACTCTCGGAGAAGAGGTCTACACGGGAACCACCGCAGACAAGCACGCCTACGGGCGCGTGAACGAGTACACCGTTCCTGTGGTTGGATCCAAGTTCATGCGGATTAACAAGCAGGAAGGTGTGTTTGAGGTCGGTGACATCCTTGTGGGACTCGTCAGCGGCGCGTCTTACGCCATTGCTGGCATCTACGAAACCACGATCCGCGCCACGCATCAGCAGCAGCAGGACAACGAGGAACTGGAACTGGAGCAGAAGCGTGATGACATCTTTGATTTCACCGAGCGTGATCCGTTCTCGGAGGGAGGTTACTGATGTTCACTAACTTCTACAACGGTTCCATTCGCCGCATGGTGGTTGCGTTCGGCTCCTTGTTCAATCAGATTTACATTGACAAGGCAGAGAGCAGCGGCACGAAGACCATGCTTGTGCCTATTTCGTATGCACCAAAGGAAAAGTACAAGGTGCGCCTCGCGGGTGATCCATCATTCACCAATCCTAATCAGATAGTCCTGCCGCGCATGGCTTTTGAGATCACTGGATATGTCTACGATTCTGCCCGTAAGCGCAACAGCCTGAACCGCCATGTGGTTCGTCCAAGCACCAGCAATCCAAGCGGAGTGGACTACACATTCGCAGAAGTTCCGTACAACATTGACTTTGCTCTGTATGTCTATGTGCGGAACATGGAAGACGGATTGCGTATCGTGGAGCAGATACTGCCGTTCTTTGCTCCCGAGTTCGTTGTCACGGTGAACTTTGACGATATCAACCGCAAGGTGGATGTTCCCATCTACATGAACTCGGTTTCGTCCGAAGAGGATTATGAGGGCGACTTTGAGACTCGCCGCTCCATCATCTTCACCCTGAACTTCACGATGAAGACCTATCTGTTTGGCGCAAAGAAGAACTACAAGGAGATCCGCGTGGTTCAGGCGGGTCTGTGGAACTCGGATGTTTTCGGAGACAGTTTTGTTGGTGGAGTTACTTACCTACCAGGCAATACCACAGATACTCCTAATTACGGTAATGTTGTTACGGGAATCAGTGGTCCGAGCGGTGCAAGTTCAAACGCCAACAACTACGATTCGTATGCAAAGGTGTATCAGCCACAGAGCGGTGGAGGCACGACATACGCTGCTGATATGGTTTCGGGAGGCATCACCGTAGATTGGAATATTTGAGGAGTAGACCATGAGTGGATTTGACAATATTGAAAAGGCTCTCGGAGCAGAGCCAGCAAAACCGTTGACGGGTGAAGGTATTCCGAAGAATGCCATCGTGGTAAGCGTAGAGCCTGTTCCGCTCACGGACGAGCGACTTGAAAAAGACCTGAAGACCGACTACGAGGTTGTGCGCGACAACCTGAAGGAACTCGTAGACATGGGCAAGAATGCCCTTGATGGTGTCATTCAGGTGGCACAGGAGGGCGATCAGCCCCGTGCATATGAAGTGGTGGCTCAACTCATCAAGACCCTTTCTGAAACCAATCGTGAACTCATGGATCTCCACAATCGCGTGAAGACCATTCGCAAGATTGATCAGAGCGTCACGAACAACAACACAACAACGAATCAGTCCATCTATGTGGGTTCCACAAAGGAACTACAGGACATCATCAACTCTGCCCGTTCTTCTACGAAGGCGTTTGACAATCGCCCCGATGTTCGTGATGTGATCCAAGGTGACAAGAACAATGAGTAAGAAAAGCACCAAGTACCTCGGCAACTCCAATCTCAAGGCAGCAGGCGTAAATGTAAACTTCTCTCCCGAGCAGATTGAAGAATACATCAAGTGCGCCCAAGATCCGCTGTACTTCATCAAGAACTATGTGAAGATCGTGTCCCTTGACAAGGGCTTGGTGCCATTTGAGCCGTATGACTATCAGGAAAACATGATCCGCACCATTCACGAAAACCGCTTCGTGATCGGCAAACTGCCCCGCCAGACAGGTAAATCCACCACGATCATCGCGTATCTGCTCCACTATGTGCTGTTCAATCAGAGCATGAGCGTT